CTGCTCCACGATGTAGTCCATCACAAAGTCAGAGAAAGAATATTGCTTGCCCCCGTAAGGCAACACCATACACGGACGCTTGGTACACCCACGCTTGACACCAAACTCAAGCCACTGACTAGCCAGAGGGTCATCCATCGTCTTCAGCTTTTCGGTTACCCGGTCAGCCACCTTCTGATAGATGTCCTGTGGTTCTTCATGTGGGATGAGGTTGACTTCCTTGCCTGTGGTAGATGACCGAAGCATGGCGGCAAAGTGTTGCAGTCCATTGCACGAACCATCGGCAGACACAGGAAGGTGAGAGACAAACCCTACACCCTGCTCAACCCAGCCAGCCCACTCAAAGCAGAAGGCAAGGAACTGGAACGGAGAGTCAGCTTCCTTCGCCCACCACAAGTCAGCCAATGGGTCAGATGCACAAGACAGGATTTGCTCCTGATTTTTTTGCACCCAATCAATCCGGTCTTGCAGTGATACCTTGTCAAACCCAAAGCAGTTAGCACCGTGGATGGCAAGGTGGCAAGCTCCACCCTCGTCTATTTCTTTACCTTCGGCAAAGACCAAGAGTGACTTGGCAAAGTCAGTGCCCTGTGGGTTGAGGTAATTGGGGACACAGTACGCACGGCCACGGAAGTCAAGCTGGTAGACCATGTACAGATTCGGCTCGTCCTTAAACTTGTCTGCGATTTCGATGGTCTTCCGCAACAAGAGCCGTTTGGAATCCAGCCTGTTGTTCTCCGTGTGGATGATGACAGCTTCCCGTTTCCACGCAGTCCGTGCATCCTTGTTGGTGGCAATGTCCTGTGGCTTTGCCGGGATAGGATAGTTCTCTGATGGTGGCAGGGTAGGCAAGTCGATACCCGTACTCCATACCTCACGAAGCACACCCAAGATGTCGGTGTTTACCTTGAACGCTGTCCTCTGCATGGCGTTCACCGCACCGTAGACTTGAGGCATATCAAAGTGTTTCAGTTCCGACAGGTAGTTGTGATTATCCGTCTTCACCATCGTCAATGGACGGATGTGGTGAGAGTGATACCCACCATCGTAAGGGCTAATCCAATCACGAGGTGGGACAACACAAGGATAGAAGTCAGGCTTGAGAATTTCCTTGAAGGCGTTCAAGTCCTTGATGGCTTCCATCGTAGTATCGGTTGGCAGAATAAGCCTACGTTTCTTACCACCAGAGGTGACCATCTTGTGCGTGACAAGACCAGTGTGCTGGATGGTCAGGTCAATCATAGCGTTACCCACCAAGAGGCGTTCACGCTGTGTCCATGACTGCCACTCAACACCGTCACGCCTCGCTGACTCAATCAGCTTGCGGCGTTTGTATGAGTAGGATGATGAGCGAGACTCAAGGTCTTTCATCACCACCTTCATCAGCCGTGGGTTGTTCTCCTCAAAGGCACGGATGCGAAGCTCATCCTCAATCGCCATGCCAAGAGACACAGCAGTCGAGGTGAAGGCACGTTGCCTTGTGATTTGGTTTAGCACCACCTTGAGGGTGATGATGGCAAGCACCGATGGCTCAAGGCTTGACACAAGCACAGCCCCCGTTGCCGCCTTGCCAGCCTTACCATTGAGGCTGGACTCTACATAGTCAGTGATAGCCACATCAAGACTATCAAGCGTAGCCCTGAGAAGGTGCTGGCCGTAGTCTGTGGTGGACTCTTGCTGACGTTCAGCTTTCTTGTAGTTGTTTTTGTGATAGCGAGACAGTCCATGTTCTCGCATCTCACGCTCTAGTAAAACCTGTTTGTCACTCGACATATACAATACACTCCTATGTGTGACATCCACCCTGTAAACGTATGCCAGTGTGGATGATGGCTATTGTCCAAGCCAGTTTGGTTTAGATAGTAATGTATGCCGTAGTGGATATATAGAACGTATAGAATCAGATACTAGCTAACCGCCTGTAAGTCCTGTATCCACAACGACATGAGTGTCACAATGTCACCATTATGCCACAAGTTTTGTCACCTTGTTGCTAGGTTCAAGAACCTTCACTGCATCTTCCAGATTTGTTGGACACAGATGGGAATACTTTAGGGTCATCTGAATGTCAGCATGACCAAGCCATTCCTTCACAACAAGAAGGGGAACACCTCTCTGCACGAGGCGAGAGGCACAAGTATGGCGAAGACAGTGAGGCACAAATTCCTTGTCATGCCCCATGCCCATCGCACGTTTCACCTTGTTCCAAGAATACTGCACCTTATCAGGTGTCATTGAAAGGTCACCGTTACGCCGAACAAATATTTCTTTTGCTCGTGTTGTCAATACAACAGTGCGAGGTTTCCCACTCTTGGTTTTCCAGACAGTCAACCGACTGCCATTGAGGTCATCAAATTGGATGTTGCGTAGCTCACCCACACGCATCCCGGTATCTATCAGGAACATGAAAGTGTCTAGCTCATCATACATCCGCATCTGACGAAACATATTCCACAACAAAAGTTCCTCGTCTTCAGTGACGAACCTGATGCGGCCTCTGCCCTCGTCAAGCCATTCGATGTTGAGCTTTGTGTTACGCCAGCCACGTTTGAAACCAAAGTTACAAGCCTTGGATAATACAGACAGCTTCTTGTTGATTGTACAATTTCCGTTGCCTTTTCGTTTGAAGAAAGCAATCAGGTCATCAACAAGATTGTCATCAATCTGGCTGGCGAGACAGTTTCTACCCACCACATCGACAATCTCTTGTGATGTACGGATGGCAGTCATGCCCCAATTTGTTTCAGACCAGTACCGATTGGCTGTCCTGTCGAACAGTTCAACAACGGTCATGGCCTGTGGCATAGCACACTCAGGGTCAGGCAGAGGTAAGCCCTTGTGAATGGCATCCTCAACCTGAACAAGCATGGCATTTGCCTGTTCTTCTGTTGGGTAGTTGTGACGGAACGTGATGCCCCGTTTACGGACATCGACTTGCCACGAGCTACCCCGTTTGCGTACTGGCATAGCAGTCTCCTACATTATGTCAGACAAAGACTTGGCGAAGCGTGTGCCCTTGGCAGTCAGCCTCACCAGCTTACGTCTGCGTTCCATCGGGTCTTCATAAGCTTCAAGAAGCTCTTGACCCTTCTTGTGGTGGCGTGACCAGCTACCCAGCCATGCCACGTTGCGGCTCACACTGGATTGTGCAAGCCCCAATTCGTTAGCTATATCCTGCATCTTAATAGGCACAGGATGTTTAGCCACAGTCAGAAATACAGCCACGGTTTGTGTTTGTATCTCTGGCTCTAAATCTCGAAACCTCTCTATCACTTTCAGGATTTGTGATAGGACTTCCTGTCGTTCCGTTACCCGTGCCATTGGTTTGACCATTGTGTCTCCATGATGGTGGTGTATAGATTATTCTTATTTTACGGACATACAAAAAGAGTTCTCTGTCGGGTGTTTTACAACACCACTCCCATCCACACAACGAGTTGTTGTCTTTGTTGTATTCAACGTAGACGCTCCCCCCGATGAATGGAATCTTCACATACTTATATTTAAGCAATAAACTCTCCGTAATAGGTTGAGGCATAGATTGCCTGAGTGGATAGAAAGTGTCAAGCGAACATTCGCATTGCATACCATGCTGGCATTTCGGTGTGTGCCCACTTTGCAAAGTGTGACTTAGCACCGATGTAAAAGTTATGGTACGACTGAACGGAACAGTCAGACTTGTACTCGTCTGGCATACACGCTGGTGGCTGTGTGAAACCAGCATCGTCTATGTTGTCAGGGATGACAGACAAGGGCTGTAGCAGGGCAGTGTAAACGTGTGGTGTGCCGAAACGCTTGAGCTTCTGGTCACACAGGTGATGCAACAACTGCAACATCCAATGGTAATGGTCAACGCTGGAGCGAACCCAGATGGTTGACGGATGGTTGATGTGGGTTGACTTGACGAGGCCAACGCTGTCTGCCCATTCGTCACCGTCAAGCATACGGTGTGCGGTAGACATCATCTGCACAGTTTCTTTTATCATACAGACAACGTGCTTGTCGCAATGGTAAGCGGCGGCAATTTCTGGGTCATCATCAAGATAGAATATGTTCATGTGTTACTCCTAGCCGTTAGTTAGGTCTGGTTATACAGACGGAACAAGATTGTGTCAACAAAGGAAACAAGACCACGGAACAGGACGGAACAAGACCGCCTGATGGCCGTGTTCGATGGGTCTAAAGGTGTTAGGCAAGGCATGACAAAAGGGGCATGGCTTAGAATGTTAGCCTTGCCTAACTTTTTTAGAGGGCACAAAAAAACCGCCAAGCGATAACGCCTAGCGGTTAATTTGATTAGTATTTTTTGACCAT